AGAACTATCTCCTAAATGCCAATTAAGAAGTCCTGAAGTAACCGTGAAATCTGGATCAAATGTATTAGCATATGCATTACTGGTAAATACAAGTATTTTTTCTCCAATAATACTACTATCAATCGTAAGTAAAGAATTAAATGTTAAATTTTGTATCATTTTAATAATTATGCGTATGGTCCGCCTTTATTCCAATAATAATTAACTCCATCATATAAAAATGATATAATATCTTTAGAACTAGACGCGTCTGATAATATCCAAGCATTATTTTTATAGCTTCCAGTTGGTAAACCTAATTTTCTACTACCTATATTATCTTGTGTAATTATTAATGTTCCGGAATCTCCATTAACTACATTGGTTATAACGAGACTTGTATCTTGTGTTAAAGTTAGTTTTGCGTTATAACTAGTATTCATATTCCAAGTTGTGCTTGCACTAATAGTAAGAGTTTGAAAAGTTTTTGTTCTTATATTGACTAATAAAGCAAAACTTGCATCAACTTGTGTTTTTGTGTAAAATAGATCAGATGCATCTAAATAATTATCTAAATAGGTCCAAATAGAATTAATTGAAGTATCTCGAGATACTAAAGATCCATCAACATAAACTTTCCAAAACCATGTCGAATTATCAATATAACCTAATGATGATTCTGTTACGTTATGTCTATCTGTTAACGTATTTACATTTGAATTGAGTGTATTTACTTGAGAATTAAGAGTAGAAATATTACCATCTCTAATAGATAAAGAACCATCAACATAAACTTTCCAATATCGTGTTGAAACATCAACATAACCTAAAGATGCATTAGTTTTAAATACTAAAGGATATATTGTTCTTAAAGATACATCTATTCTTCCTATTGAAGCATTTGAAGCAAAAGCTCTATTTACTGATGCATTAGTTGCAAAACTGGCATTAACACTGGCATTAGTTGCATAAATTCCCAATGAAGAATTAATTTTAAATACTAATGGATAAATTGCTTTTATAGAAGCGTCTCTAGTTAATAATGATCCATCAACATACTCAAATGTTGCATTTCCTGTAGATGCTTCTAATGTAGTAACTCTGTTATTAAGAGAGTTAATTTGAGCTTGTTTGTTATTTAATGATCCATCAACATATTCATAAGTTGTATAAGACGTTCCTGTACTAACATTTAAAATACCGTTTTGCCAATATAGTGTATCTCCGGTTGAAGTGCTTTTAATATAATCGGCAATTGGTTGCTTATACGTATAAAGCCAAGAAATTGAAGAGTCCCTTGATACAAAGGCGCTATTTACTGATGCGTTGGTTGCATAATTCCCGGTAGAAGTATTAAGCGTATACGTTAATTGACGTATACTATATAATGAAGTATCTGTTATATTTAATTGAGATACCGGTACATAATAACTTAATGATGAATTTATTGCATAAGTCAATTTGGATACAGGGCCTAAACAAGCATCAATGTAGCTTGTTTTTAATGTTAAATTTCCCAGTGAAGCATTTGAAACAAAGGCTAAGCCAACTGATGCATTTGTTGCTAAAGTAGATATTATAGCGTCTCTTATATTTAAAGAACCATCAACATATACTAATGTTACACCACCGGCGATTGTACTAATATCTACATATAATAATCCACCACTCCAAGATAAACCTCCACCTAAACAAGCATCTGATATAGGAACAGCTCTTAACTTATTTAATGAACCATCAGTATAAGTTTTTGAAACATAATTTTTAACATCAATATAAAGATAACTTGAGTCAGAAGATATATCCAATGTATTTTCAGAAGATGAAATTATTAAGTCATCAGTTACAATGGCCAAATATCCCGAAGAATCCCACATAAAATCAGAACCTATAGAAGTTTCTTTAATTTTTAAATTAAGAGAACCATCTGTATAACTTCGTAAATTAGATAAATTTGTGCTTACATTAGAACTGTAATTTATTAAATTGGTTATTGATGCATCTACGTCTGCTATAGCTAAATTAACCGAAGAATTGGTTGCATAATCTCCTAAGCCAGTTCCAATAGATGAGTTTATTGCATAAGTTAATGCAGATGTTGGTCCTAAGCATGCATCAAGATAATTTGTTTTAAGTGTTAGAATTCCTAATGATGCATTTGAAGCAATTGCTAAATTAACCGAAGAATTGGTTGCATAATCTCCTAAGCCAGTTCCAATAGATGAGTTTATTGCATAAGTTAATGCAGATGTTGGTCCTAAGCATGCATCAAGATAATTTGTTTTAAGTGTTAGAATTCCTAATGATGCATTTGAAGCAAAAGCGCTATTTACTGATGCATTGGTTGCATACTGTCCAGTAGAAGTATTAAGTGCGTATGTTAGTAGACTAATATTTCCCAATGATGCATTTGAAGCAATTGCTAAATTAACTGAAGAATTAGTTGCGTATATACCCAAACCCGTAAGTGAACCTAAACTTACTTCTAATAATCCACTATTCCAAGTAAAATCAGTGCCCAATGAACTATTTCTAATATATTGAGCTTTAATATAAGAAATAGATGTATCTATTACATTAACTCTAGAGGTTAATTTATATAACGAAGTATCAGTTAAATTTAATTGAGTTTTTAGTGTATAATTACCTATTGATGAATTAAGCGCATAGGTTAATTGACTAACATTTCCTAATGATACATTTGTATTAAAAGCTGCTAATATTTCTGCTGATACATAACTTGTAGTAACTCCTCCGCCTGTGCCTCCTGCTGTAGGTGCACCAGCTCCGTATTCATATATTTCCCATATAGCGCCATAAGACGCATCATAATCTACGCAAAATAATGTAACAAATTTTGTTTGTTCTGTAGGAAGAGTACTTGGATCAACATAAATATCTAAGTATGTTACTGGAGTTACTGTAGGATCTATTAAAATACGATAATACCCATCTTCAACTCCAGATGGATCTAAGATAATTTGAATTAATTGAGATTTATTATCAGTTTGAAATGCATAATTATTTCCTATTATAAGAGTAGAGTTATCAAAAGACGGTATTATTTTATAATATGGTTTTTTGGCATCAATATATTTATAGTTAGTATTTTCAAATAGAAAAGTACAAGCATCTCTTAGATCACTTGTTAATATACCTGTATATGTTACCCAATAGTCATAATTTGCAGTAGTAATATTTTCGTATAAATTTGTATACTGACTTTTAACTATTAAATTATCAACGGTGACTGTAACAAACTCTCCTGAACTAGCTTTAACTCTTCCGGGAGTATTTATTGGAGCAATGATTACACCAGTATTTTCATCATAAAAAACATCCAGATAACGTTTTAATTCCTTATTATTATAGTTATAAATTACTGGAAATTGAGGAATTAACGTATTTAAATAAATATTCTTTAAATTCATATTAAATGTTTGATTTACATTTATTTTATATATCTTTTTTTTTCAACAAAAGTCGCTATAGTTAAAAAATTAAAAAATAACATTTTTATTTAAAATATATAAGATATAAAATTGTCATTAAACCCTTAAACTAAAATAAAAATGAGTGAACAGACATTCGGCATCTTTAACTGGGAAATGTATAAAGATGGATACAACGGGAGTACAAAATTAACTCCAAACAAATCAATTAACGGTAATAATCAAAAAAATAAATGTTTCTCTAGAGAACCTTATGCTCAAAAACTTTTTGATGTTTTTACTAATCAAGATACTAATTTAATTAAAAAAGATTTAAAAAAGGGCGACATAGTTCGCGCCACAGATATATTCAATATTAAAGAACAACATATTGATATTGAATTAACTGGCGGATTAGTAGTAACAGTTGATTTAACTAGAGAAAAAAAATTTATTCAAGTATATGGTTATAGTTCTTATAAAGATTTTTTAATAAATTTAAAAAATAAAGAAGTTATAAAGTCAATAATTGAAAAGGGACTTAACGTATATATTCTTGAGTCATCGCCTTCTGTTAAAATTTCATTATGGCAAGGTCATCTTAAATCTGTAAGAGATGAATTTATGCAACAAATTCAAAATCCTATAAACGCGTATACCGCAAAAGTAATCGAAGCAAATAGGGGAGGATTTTTTGTTGAAGTTCAAGGTATTGAGGCATTTATGCCAGGCTCACTTGCAGCTCCTAATAAAATTGTAGACTTTCAATCATATATAGGAAAAGAAATCATAGTAATGATTGAAGATTATTTAAAAGAAATGAATTCATTTATAGTATCTCATAAAAAATATTTGACGCATATATTACCCGCAAAAATACAAGAATTAGATTTAATGAAAAAATATTCAGGTTTAGTTACAGGAACTTCTAAATATGGAATTTTTATTGAATTTCATGAATTATTTACAGGATTACTGCATACATCAAAAATGGACGAAGAAACAAAACTTTTATTTAACTCAAGAAATATTAAAGCCGGAGAATTTATTGAATTTTATATTTCAGAAATTACAAAAGATAATAGAATAATATTAACTAAAGAAAATCCTGAAGAAAAACTTAAAAAAATACAAATGTTTATCCTAGAGTCAAAAGATAAAATTCTAGAATCAACAGTTGCCGCTGTAATGAATTTTGGAATAATTGTTACAGTTGATAATGATGTAACGGGACTTATTCCCATCTTTGATTTTAAAAAGAATAAAATTATGGCAAATAATTTTATTGTAGGCGATAAAATAAATGTAGTATTTGATAATTATGAAAACGAAAAAATTGTCTTTAAGCTTCTCAAAAAATGTTAAATATATAAAACATGGAATATAATTTAACATATAATTTATCATTTAACGGGAAAATAATAAGACACAACAGTAAACGTATGTCATATTTTACGGGTATTAAGTATGGATATTTATACAATTGGTATGCTGCAACAGATGTACGAAATATTACTGCAAACGGATGGAGTGTGCCGTCATCAACAAATTGGATGACAATGATTAATTATTTAGGTGGAACAAATATTGCAGGCGGTAAATTAAAGGAAACTGAATTAATATATTGGAATTTTCCCAATGACGGAGCAACAAATGAAGCTAAGTTTAATGGTAGAGGAGCCGGCTATCGTAGATATGATACTGGAGTATTTACATCACTTAAAATGTCTTCTTTTCTTTTGTCATCTACTGAATATGATGTTGATAAGTCTGTAATTTATAATTTAAGACATGAAGAAGATGATGTATTAGTGCTAAATTATAATAAAAAATACGGATCTGCTATAAGGCCTATAAAGGATTCTACTACTCTTTCACATGGACAATCAGCATTTTACACAGGTAATGATGGCAAAATTTATAGAACAATTTGTATTGGTACACAAGAATGGTTAGCTGATAACCTTGCAGAAACAAAATATCGCAACGGAAATAGTATACCTTATATAACAGATAACACTGCATGGGCAAATCTTATTACAGGAGCTTTATGCTCATATAAAAATGATTGGACCTATATAATATATTAATTAATTAAAAATCTTAACATAATTATATTAAAGGCTTATTGTCTCTTTTTTATAGAATATATAAAATAAATCTTAATACTATGAGAGCAAGATTGATTAACGAAAATTTATCTGCGTCTAAATGGAATAAAACTTTAGATATTTTGGTTGATAAATATGGATACGATGCTGAAGTTGCCTATCACGTACTTCAAGATTTTACAATCGGAGAAGAGTTAGATGATTTAAGCTGTGAAGAAATTGCAAAGTATGCTATGGAATTTGATCAAGAAAATTATGAAGATCCTGATGACGATTTCGATGAAGATAAAATGAGAGTAGATTTATTTGATCCTCAAGATGATTCAGAAAGATTTCGTTCACGACAACCCGGAGAAACTTTTGATTTAGATCAGGATATTTACGACAGAAATGAAGATTCTAATGTAGATTAATATGAGAAAACCAAAACATGAATTATAAAAAAACATATAATAATATTATTGAAAATGCCAAAATACAAAATAGATGTAAATTGGATAAAATTAATCCATCATATGTTTATTATGAAAAACACCACATTATTCCAAGATGTATAGGCGGGACAAATGATGAAAGTAATTTAGTTATATTAACTCCCAAAGAACATTATATGACCCATAAATTATTAACAAAGATATGGCCCAATAATAAAAAAATTGGCTATGCATTTTTTTACATGTCAATAAATAAAAAAGGAAAATATAATGTTTCATTAAGAGATTATGCTTATGCAAGAGAACAATTTATGACCACTCCTTTTTCTAAAGAAATGTTAGAAAATTTAAGTAAATCATTAACAGGTAAAAAATTTACACCAGAACATTGTAATAATTTAAGCAAAAGTATAATTGAAAAAGAATTACATAAAGGAGAAAAAAATGGAATGTATGGAAAAACACATTCGGAAAAATCTAAAGAAAAAAATAGACTTGCTCACATAGGTAAATCGGTTAATGGCGCAAAAAGTGCTGCAACTCGTTTAGGAAAAAAACGAGGAAAATATAAAACTAAAAAAATGTATCATAATGAATTGTAAACGCCCAAAAAGTTATTCAATTTTAGAAGTTTTAAATTTTTCTGACGTTGGACTTTGTTTTGAATTTTTTACAACTAAAGAATCAAATTTTATTGTTGAAGATTTAGCACGTTTAACAGGAAAGAATATAATTTTAACAAATGAAAATAATTATAATCCTTCATATACTAGTGCAATATTATTAAAAGAATATGAAGCAGCTAAATCTCGATATCAACTTCATCTTGCTGCTCAAAATTATCATTCAATACTTCCTATTATCGAAGAAGTTACTACATGGATCTCTGAAAACTGCCAGACTACTTATGATACAAGATTAAGGATATCTTTATCCTTCAATCATCGTCATCTCGAAACACTACAGAGCATTTCTCAAATGAATCCTGCTCGATTAATATTAAAATTTGATGAGAACTTTGTATATTCAAGATTTCCTAATCAAAGAAATTCGCCTTATGCAATTTCAATAAAATCTTTAACACCAACAACATCATATATTAATGAATCAGAATTAGAAAATCATATTAAAGAAGTACTTAATACGCCATATGCTGAATTTTATGGAATCGATTTTAAAGAATACACAAGAGGAATACTTAAGTGTAATTATGTTGGAGGTGATGATTATGCAAGTAAGCCGAAAGAAATAAAAGATATTTTAGAATATTTTATTATTAAAGCATATCAGAGTATTAATGAAGAAGAACTAAATGAATTTGAAAGATATGAGTTAAAAAGATTAACTGAAAATTTTGATAGAATTCAAATGTCATTTTGGGATCCGGATATTTTTTTAAAAGAGTTTCAAAATCTTAAAGTTTACATAGATCTTCAAACATCACAACAAATTCTTAAAACGTACTGGAATCAAATTCGCACCCCATTATTTGAAATGATTATTAACGGCGGATTAAGAGAAGGGCAATTTAATTATGATACTGAAATAGGAAGATTTCAATTACGAAAAGGACAAGTAGGAGGAACCATGATTAGTAATATGGATTTTGTTTCTTGTAATGTAACCGGAGTTATGGAAAATTGCGCATATGTTTCATGCAATATTAATAAAGCAAGAATCTATAATTCTAAATTTATACGAAATAATAAAATAAGTGAATCATATTTAGAGGGGGCGAGTATTAATAAAGAAAACGCAGTTGCAAAATCATATATTGTGAATGATGAAGAAATTGTAAATTGTGAAGTTACTGAAAGCGTTATTAAGTTTGCGACACCGGGCAAAAGTTTAAAGGTTGATGAACAAAGTGTAGTAATTGTAAAAGAAATGCCATTACCACAAAGGACTGATCATGTAGAAGTTGACGAGATTAAAGACTATTCATATATTAAAGGTATGCGAAAATCTGATGATCTTGGCTTTCAAAATATATACAATAGAAAAACATATTTAAAATAATGGAAAAGAAATTTAATTTTGTTTATGTTATTACTAATAAAGTCAATGGAAAACAGTATGTTGGTGATCATTCTACTGATGAATTGAATGATAATTATTTAGGAAGTGGAACATATATAAAACATGCAATTAAAAAATATGGAAAAGATTTTTTTTATAAAGAAATAGTAGAACACTTTGAAAATAAGGAAATTGCATTTAACGCGCAAGAAAAATATATTCAAAAATATAATACATTAACGCCCAATGGATATAATATAAGTCCATCTGGTGGTTTTTTGAATGGAGGAAATCATTCTAAAGAATCAAGAAAAAAAATAAGTGAATCTATGAAAGGAAAAAAACATACTGAAGAACGTTGTGAAAAACAACGAAAATCAATGATAGGCAAAAACAAAGGAAAGATAATGACAGAAGAACAAAAAGAAAAACTTAGATTATCCAATTTAGGAAAAATTCACAGGGAAGAAACTAAAGAAAAGATGAGTAATTCTCATAAAGGATTATTTAAAGGGTATAAACATAATGAAATTTCCAAGAAAAATATGTCTGAGGCTCATAAGGGAATTAAACAAACAGAAGAATCAAAACAGAAAAGATCAGCCGCTTTAAAATTACATTGGGCCAAAAAGGAATATAATAAGAATAAATATTTAAAATAAAAAATGACTAAACAAGAATTTATATCATTAGTAAACGGAGAAATTACAGCATCGTGTGCAATACCTTTTTCTTTACCATCAGTTGAGATTGAAAGAATAATTAATCTCGAACAAAAATGGATGTTTCGCGAATATCGAGACGCAGTTCAAGATGCCTGGTATGTATTAGATAAAACTTATTATAACACTACTGAATGGAATAATACAAGAACGTTCCAATTGCCCGAGTGTGTTATGGCAGTTAAATATGTTTATGAAATGACATCTGGTCAAAGAGTTTTTGGTATTCATGATCCAGATTTAACCTTTGATAGATTAATGGCTGCTGATCTTTATTTGACACCGCTTTCATCAGATCAGATAACCTATAGAACAATTCAATGGAGTTTTTGGGATCTTGCAAAGCAATTTAATCTAAGAGACATTAATCATCATTTTAGTATTAATACAAAAAGATTAATTATCACAGGTAGAGACCCCACTGAATCATTATGGGTAACCACTCTAAATGAAATACCTTTAGAAGATTTATATGAGGATCCTCTTTTCTTAAAGTGGGTTATTGCAAAAAGCAAAATGCAATTAGCAAGAATTCTTGGAACTTTTAATTATACACTTCTTGGCGGAATTCAAATAAATTATGCAGATATAAGAAGTGAAGGTAAAGAAGAATTAGACGAACTTAAAGAAAAAATCAAAAGTGATAGCCCACCTGATTGGTTTCATATGATGGCGTAAAATATAAATAATTTATAATGATTAAGAAATAAATAAGGGAGCAATAACTCCCTTTTGTTTTTTAAAGATATATAAAATAAAAAATAGATGCTGAAAGATATTTATATTCGTGATGTAGAAGATCCTAATTTCAAATACGGAATTTTAGAACATTCAGATATCATTGAGTCTATTATTACAAAAATTAAAGTAATATTAGGTACACGTCCTGGGCAAGTATTTGCAAATTTAGGATTTGGTTTAGGCATTGAAGATTTAATTTTTGAAACAAGAATTAATAAAAATGCTTTAGAAGAAAAAATTAAAACACAATTTGATCAATATATTTCTGAATCAGCAAATTATAGAATAACTCCTCAAGTTTCATTTGGACGAGCAGATGGATATGATTATGCTATAATCGATATATACATTGAAGATCAGAAAATTTTAGGGCTTTTAGTGAAATAATTAGAAACATCGATAATGAGAGCAAAATTTATATGTGAAAAATTTACGCAAGATGGAGACCCGATAAAACAAATGGGTATTGGAGATAAAGGCCACATTATTAAACAAACACTTGAAAAATTAGCAAGTAAAAACGGATTTAAATTCAATCTTCGTTCAGACTTCGTAGATGAAGAAGAAATTGAAGAATATGGATATAAAGATGTTAAAATTATAAATAGTTGGTATAAAGAAGGAGAAAAAGATTTTATAGAAATAACATTATATTCATTTAAAGAAAAAGAAACCGGGGAAATAAAATATGGCATATTCAAATGTTATGAAGATGCTGTAGATATGGGAAATGAAATAGTATGGCCAGATAGTGTTGAATTTACTACTGATTATTGGGAAAAAGAAATTTATTAATGAGAGCAAAATTTATAAATGAAAAATTCATCGAAAAATCTGATCCTATAAAAGATATGGGAATAGGACAACCTAAATGGGAAGTTGTTTTTTATGAATATGGTGACGATGAAGTTGTTGTTAATAAAAAATTTTATACAAGAAAAGAAGCGCAAAATTATGTAGATGACTATGAATATCAATATGACGATGAAGTTTATGATGAGAATGGAAATGAAACATATAAGACTTGTTATAAATGGTATAATTCTGAAGATAATGAAAGCTATTTTGGATATGATATTAAAATGATATAAATAATATGAAATTACTGTGGCAAAATGGTGGATAAAGCTAATCATAGAAGATGGCACGGTAATAATTGTAAAATAATAAAGAAAAACAATGGAAATATTTAACGTTTCACGCATCAGATTTTCAGAACTTTATCAAGATGCCTTAAATTTTGTCAAAAATACTTATGGTGATTTAGGACAACACTTTACATTAGCATCTCCAATGGGGCAGTTACTTCAAATATTATTGCACTATGGACGTATGATTTTATTTTATAATGAAGACTCAGTTACAGAATTAAATATTAATACTGCAACGCGTTCTCAAAATATAAAGGGATTAGCAAGTTTAACAGGGCACAATCCTTCGAGACCAATGTCTGCAAGAGGAACATTAACATTTCAATATAATGGAACTAAGTTACCACCAGGAACAAAAATAATAACAATTCCTAATTATACATTAATATCAAATAGTCAAAACGGATTAACATATACTATAATTCTTCCAGGTGAAGAAGCATTATTTGATTTAACAGATATAACAGATAGCATTGATGTTAATATAGTTCAAGGAAAAATGGAGTATCAACAAGCAACCGGAACCGGCGATCCATTACAATCATTTAATTTTCAAAATAAAAAAGGCTCGGCTATAGATCAATATTATATTAATGTTTTTGTAAATGGAGTTAAATGGGAAGTTGTTAATTCTATTTTAGATATGACTCTTAATCAACAGGCAGTTATGGTTAAAACTGGTCAAACCGGCGGAATTGATGTATTTTTTGGAAATGGCTATAATGGTGAAGCGCCACCTATGGGCTCAACAATTTTAGTAGAATATTTAATTACTGATGGTGCGGCGGGAAATTTAAATGCAATGAATACTAGCATAAAAAATACATGGGAATTTTCAACATCAGGATATTTGCTTAATGGAGAAGAAATAGATCTTAATAAATATCTTAATGTAACAATTAAAAATGAAATAATGTTCGGCGCTCAAGAAGAACCTCTTTATCTAACTAGACTTTTAGCACCACGTGTATCAAGAAGTTTTGTTCTTGCAAATGAAAATAATTACATTTATTTTCTTAAAAAATTAAACATATTTACTCTTATTGATGCAATTCCCGGATTTGCGACATTTGAAGATCAATATGTTCTTGACAAATATAATCAGGCAAAATCAATACATGAAGATGTTCTTATTGAGTATAGAAATTTAATTGCAACTTATGGAGTTGATTCTTTACATGCAATTAATAAAAAAGAAGAATTAGACAATGCTGAACAACAATTATATTATTATACAAAAAAACTTGAAGAACAAAAGAAAGATGATAATACAGTTTATTTATTTTTAGTTCCTGATGTTACAAAGCGTATTTCAACAAATGATAATTATTATACATGCCCTATTAATTCATTTATTTTATCTGATAGTGAAAAACTTTCAATTTTAGATTTAATCGAACAAAGCGGTCAAAGGATATTAACAGTTGATAACGCTATTTTAGATTTACAATTTCCAAAATTTTCATTGAACATGTCATTAATATTATGGGAAGGAACTGTTTATGACACAGTTAGACAGGATATAATATCACAAACTTCAGAATATTTTTTAACAAATACAAGAAGAGATAGAATACCTGCATCAGATTTAATTAAAGTTATTGAAGATATTAATGGAGTAGACTCTGTAAATGTTTGGTTTGACGCAGATAAAAATAATCTAGATATTTATAAAACACATTATGGTCTAGATGATTATGGTGATATTATTTTAGAGAGATACGTTAAAGATGCATTTGGAAATAATGTGCCCGTGAAAGATATTTATCCTTTAATACGCGGAGACTTTGAAAACGCACAAGGAACTTATTATGAAGATAATTTAGTAAAAAATAAATTATCATCATTAAATATTCAAGTAAGAGGAATAACCAGAAAAGGCCTAAATTCTGAAAATAATTTAGCAATATTAAATAACTTATAGTGAAATTAGTTAGAGAACATATAATATTTGAAAAGTTTGTCACAGATTCAGATCCTATAACTGATATGGGTATAGGTATGATGCAACAGATAAAGGAATGGATGAAATCTATACATATAGAATTTACAGATAAAGATCGAGCTTTATTTATTTGTTCTGCCTACGGAAAAACTAAGTTTGTTAAGTATTTATTAGATGCAGGAGCAGATGTTCATACATTAAATGATAATGCTTTACACTGGGCGTGTTATGAAGGATATATTGAAATAGTTAAGATCTTAATAGATGCTGGTGCAGATGTTCATGCAGTTAATGATGATGCTTTACGATGTGCAAGTGATAATGGACATACTGATGTAGTTAAGCTTCTTGAATATCATATTGCTAACGAAAAAAATAAAAATTAATATAGTTATTATGGCAACACAATATCCAAATAGAAGAAAATTATATACCGTTAGATCTTCATATTTTTTTCAAGCAAAACATTTAAATGATGTTTTTCTTAATATGGGGTTTAATTATAAAGGACAATTGTTAAAAAAAGGAACATCACCAGAACTATGGGCAAATCCTCTTCAAATTCCATTTTATGGATTATTAGAAGGAATGTTAAATTTTTTAATAGAACATACTAAAATTATAAAAAAATGGTTCAGTGTAGCTCATTCAAAAGATAATATGAATATATCATAAACTAAAGTGCAGTTTTCTTAAATATATAAACTAACTTACATTATATTAATGCATGCAAATAAACAAATGGAAAATATTTGATAAAAGTGGGTCAAATCTTGGTTGGACTCCCGATTCTTTAATAAAACTTATTTTTGAGTCTCCAACTGGAAAGGGAGCAGAAGGATTTTTAATAACAGATTCAAGCGGATTAGTTGTAGATACTGAAATCACTAATGGAGGTTACTTATATGATAATGATGATATTACCTTGTCATATGTATATTCATTAGAAAATGAATCTGTGATTTTGACTCCTGCTGACGCATCAATACTTTTCACAGATGTTTCAATATTCAATCCTGAACTCATAAATACTAAAAGTATTAGTGATCTTGCCCTTTCCTTGGATGCCAGTTTTGTATACCCCTCTGTAACTTATGCTAGCGCTATTTTTTTAAATCCCATTTCACAGGGATTAATTGAAACTGAACACATATATATATTTGAAGAAACATCTATTGGCTATATTCGTCCTTATGATGCAAGTAATTTTCTCTTAGTTTTTGAATTTATAGGAGATAATGACGAAATTAAGTTTTTTGAAGTTGACGACGCAAAGTCAGAAATTATATGGTCAGATTCATTGGTTTTTGATACAAGCATATTAATTTCTGATACGCCTCTTCAAGTTAATATTGGATTTAAATCTGATGTTGAAGGTGTATTTGAAAGAATTCTTCGTGTATATCATTTAATAGATAATACACTATATACAGTAGGAGATATTGTAGTTAATGCAGAAGCTATTGGAGAAGATGAGAGATTTAGAGCTCTTATAGCAAACTTCGGTTTACCAGATCCTAAAGATATACCTCAAATATTTAAAGAAACGGATATTAATGAAGATTTGCCTGATTGGGAATTTTTAAACTATAAGTCTAAACATATGATATTAGAATATGATAAAATCATGCCATATGTTGGAACTTATAAAGGTTTAATTAATGCAATTAAATGGTTGGGATATGAAGATATTTATATTCGTGAATGGTTTTTAAACGTTAAAGAAAACAAAAAACTTTCTTTTATTGTTCCTTTTAATGCCGCAGACAGAACACAAACTATTTTAATGTTTAATGCTGATCAACGAAAAGTTCTTAAGAAACTTAATCAATTAACATTAGTTTATTGTTTAACAAGAGAATCAGGAGAATTTGATGATTGGGGAACACCTATAACAGAAAATTGTTATCCATACAATATTAAAGAAATATTTATTAAATTATTAGGCTTAAAACATTGGCTAGAAAGAAATATAATAGGTGTTAACTGCAGAATAGTAGACATTACAGGAGAAGGCATTTATTTTGAAAGAGTTCAAAATCTTATATATGCAACAGATAATATCGGATATGATTATACATTATCACAGTCACTAACCCCCTATGGTATAGATAAAAATTCAGAATTAGTTAGAGGAGACGCAAGTATAAGATTAACTTTTTTAGAATTAACAAAAACTAAATTAGATGATTTAAATTATCGTTTTATTGATATGGCTGAATGTGCCTGGCATCCGGATGATCCTTCAGTTTATTATTCACTTGAAGATCCTTCATATCTTGCAGATCCAAGTAGTTTTTTACTTATGGGCGCAACATTTAAATATCCATTTGTAAATATAACGGATATAATGTGGAGATTATCTGTTGAAAAAGATAATGCTGGTGTTGTTGGAGAAGAATTAGTGACAAATCCTTTATTTATTTATGAAAATGATATTCGTTTTTACGAAATTTTTGATTCATCTTCAATATTTCATGATGCATCAACAAATTTAACAATATATATTGAAAGGGCGTATCTAAGAGATGCATCCATTGATGGCTGGTCTAATTCATTAGCATACAGCATATATCCTAATTATTATATTGAGATTCCTGCATCTACTTCAAAGATATTAACAAAAAAAGATTCTTACACAATTATTAGTGGAACAGGAATAATTTATAATTATAGTCAAGATACATCTATAGATTTTAATGAATTAATTAATCCTTATGATTTTATTGTAGATACATCTGTATGTGTAGATGTTACAACGGATACTGTAATAAAAACTTCTCAATATGGATTTATAATGGAGTCTTCTTTGGGAAATATTGTTGCTAGATTTGATGATTATGTTACGTTTAATCCAGAATCGAGTAGTTTGCTACAATATGCAATAGATGATAATTATAAAGTTCCATTATTAAGTTTCAAAAATTATAGCTATACAGATGCCAGTGGAATAACGTTTGATGTTTCAATTAATAAACTTTATCACTTAGATATTTTAGATGGAAAAATTGAAATGAATGCCGGAATACTTGATTCTGTAAATTCTTCAGATAATCTTATGATCTATATAAATTGGAATTATGATACGAGTTTAGAAGAACAAATGATTACTGTTAATGCGATTTATGACTCTCCTCGTATGTTATTATTTCAAATAGATCCAAGCATTTATTATTGGGCAGATCCTTCGGCAATGTCTGGAACTAGTGATCCAAGTGTTTTTATATTTGATAATAGTATATATAAAATGCATGTTAATCATATAGGTGACTATAATATTGAATTATTTGCATGGAATTCATTTAATACAATGTTTTATAATCCAGCGAAAGAGCAATATCCAATTTGGATAAAACACCCATATCTTTATACTTTAATAGATAATTCATCTTTAATGGGATATGAAGCTAGTACACATATGTCTATATCAGAAGTAAGTACATTAGTTAATGAAAATTTATATCCGATATATGATAGATATTTTCCATTACAAGAATTAACATTTGAAACAGATTCTGCGCAAAATCCTTATATATCAGTTCCTTCAATTACATATTTTCAAGATGTTCCCGAACCTGGATCTATTAATAGATTTATTAATATGACAGAAAGAGTTTTAACAATTTCAGGAACCGATATTACAGTTGATGATGATTTTCAGAAATTTTATACAGGAGATGATGTTAATTTAATTAAATTTGATAAAGGAAAATATGCTTTAATTGAAGAAGTTAGTTCTTATATTACTACTGCATCCGGATCTGAACCTACATCTATAACACTTGATCAAATTCCAGTATCATTTCTTATAGATTCTTCAACAGAAATATACATTCTTAATAATACACACAGAACGACTCTTAACGCATCAAATGGAAGTGGATATCTTACATTAGATATTAGTGGATATGTATTTGACGATAATCAATTGGTAGGAGTAATAGTAACAAATGCTAGTACTGGATATACTTGGGGCGCATCATATAGAGTAACTAATGTTGATGGAAGCACACATTCATTTGATAATGTACTTCCTGCATTTTTTGTTAATAATCCAAATAAGTATATCATACAAGCAAAACATGCTTTTTCAACATATGCAGAATATTCAATAGAAACTAAAAGCGCAACTGAAGTAAATAATGTGTTTAAAGTATATTTAAACGATTCATATTGTCATGAATACTATTTAGATAACACATTTATTTATACTAATGTTTTATTTGATTACGATAATATAAATAATTTATGGTATGACCCGTCATTAAATTTAATTAATTCACCATTTTATTATTATAGTAAATATATTGATATTGATGTAAGTACATTTGTAATATTAAGAGCAGAATATGATCCGTCTAATTATATGTTAAACCAAAAAAATATTTGGACAGTTAGATATGCTGAAACAGATAGAGTTTTATTTAGAGTGTTCAATAAATCGGTTCCATTTATTTTTGATTCTAGTGGATATTATCGATTTATAGTTGAAAGTTACGATAAATATGGTAATTTAATAGAAACCGAATAAATGATATAAAACCATAGATATAAATGGAAAAGTTAAATAAATTACAAATAATTAATGTTCAAGACGTAAATAAATCAGATGTATTTATTGCAATAGATTCTCCTTCTTGGAGATTTCCATATAAAATATCTCTTGAAAATTTATTAGATAATATATCTATAGATCCACATACATTAAAAATTGATGCTCCTGTAAAACATTTTATCACATCAAATGTTTTTGGTGAAAAATTTATTGATCAAAATATATTATATTATAAGCCTCCTAAAGATGCATCTATTTTAACTGGAGTGCACATGTGTATAGATGATAATTACTTATATATTTGGGTAAAAAATCGATGGAAAAGAATACAATTATCTCAATGGCAAATATAAATTTTAGTTTTTAATAATATAAATTTTCTCTTCTCCATTGTTCATCTTCTTCTCTTTCTCTTTCTTCTCTTTCTCTTTTCTCCTGTGCATACATATATCTTTCATATTCTTCTTGCGCGATTTCAGAATCACATCGTGCGCACAAAACAAAACGAACTTTATCACTAGATGCACCATAATAGTTAAATCCTCTTTTTGCTAATTCAAGTTCGTTTTCTTCGGATAATTCATTATGATCTTCATCTAATAAAGAACCACAATTACCACAAACATAAACTATTTTAGGAAGACCAATGTTCATGTCAGATATAGGATCTGAATCTTCTGTAAATTTTTCATTTATAGATTCTTTAATATATTTTAAAAATAAACGCCTATGTTTGTTGCTTATCATATAATCAAAGTTACGTTCATAATCTTCTTTTTTGATATTATCTGCAATTCCGTTTTCTAATAGTGCTTTAAGACATTTATCGTGTTTATGAAGTGCTTTATGTAATATTGCGTATATGTTTTTTTGTATTTTTTCATTGAGGTTGGGTTTTATTTCATAAAGAAGTTTTATTAAATCATCTCTATCTTGATCTATACAAGTATATATAATATGTTCATATACGTTATAAAAAATATTTTTCTCTCTATTTTCTTTTTTAATGCCGAGTTCTTGCAAAATACCATTTACACCGCCAATTCCCATATCACGTATAGGATCTGAGTTTTGTATAAACTTTTCGGATATATTTTGTTCTTGAATTTCATTGAAAATACCGTGTCTTTTTACTATAGCCTTATAAACATCAACATAATCAGGTTGAAATAATTTATAATTATTCAAAATTCTATCAATTTCAAACTCTCCGCGAATTGTTCTACGTTTAGCGTTATAATCTTGAAAATCATCTAATGTAGCTTTATCCATTCCGGATTCATCAGAGGCATATCTCATAATTGTATTATCTAAAATAGCTAAAATCTCCCATGGTTTATGATCTTCTTCAAGCATCCAATTGATAATTTTTTTCCATTCTTTTTCAGAATATAATTCTGCCTCAAATGAATAAAATTTTTTTGACACTTGAAATATTTTATTAATAATACCTATTCCCATATCTTCAATAGGATCTGAATCTTCTGTAAATTTTTCAGATAAAATATTTTTTGCATTTCCTATTTCTTCTTTTGCAGATATTCGCACGCCTTTTTTTAAATTTTGAGCTAATTCAAGCGAACCTACTAAATTTCTGGGATTGAGTTTTTCTCCATTAATTGTTACATATTTATTTACATAATCTTTAAGAGCATCATAGTAATATGTTTTCATACTTCCTTGAGTATACGTATCATTAGCCATAACAAACACTTTTGGAATTTCATCTTTCTTTAATATATAAGCTAAATTTCTATTTAAAAATTCATAGAATTCTTCTTTATTATTAAAATTATTTGGGCCAAATATACCTATTCCAAGATCTTTTATAGGATCAGAATCTTGAACAAACTTTTCATTAAGGCTTTCTTTAACAACTTTGTTCTTTTTTTCTTTAGCGATATGATCTTTAAGGATCTTGACTACATCAACGTGTCCATAGTAACTTGCTAATTGTAAAGCCCAATCACCATCTGCATGCACATCTGCTCCAGCATCTAATAAGAGCTTGACTATTTCAGTGTGTCCATTTTCACTTGCAAGGTGTAAAGCATAATCACCATCTGCATGCACATCTGCTCCAGCATCTAATAAGAGCTTGACTATTTCAGTGTGTCCATTTTCACTTGCAAATCGTAAAGCCCTATCACCATCTTCATGCACATCTACTCCAGCATCTAATAGATACTTAACAAATTCAGTTTTTCCGTGTCTAGCACAAATACATAAAAGATCTTCTTCTATAAATTCTCGACCAATAGATTTTATCCATTCTTTTATTTTATTTATCATGCCAATGCCCATATCAGCTATAGGATCTGAATCTTGAACAAACTTTTCATATAAAGATTCTCTAACTCTCATGAACATCTTATTTGTTTTATATATTTAAGTTATTTCTTAAAAATATATTTCATCCAAGAGAACCACTTTCTATGTAAAAGATAATCTAAATTATCATCATGTTTATATGCTTCTCTTTCAAACGAAAGATTAATATACGTTTTATACCAAGACCAATAATAAAGAAATTTTATTAAAAATTCTATCAGATACCATAGATAAAAGAAGATTATCAACATTTCCATTTGTTGGTGCCAATGAATAGATTCATGATTAACTCTACGTTCATCATTAAAATATTCTTCTTTTCTAAAATATATTGCAATGGGAGCTAAAGAAATACCAGAAATGGGAAATAAAGATAGAAACCAACCCATTTTACGTATCTTCATAATATAGAAGTAATTTTGGAGCGGTATCCCGAATTCGAATCGAGACCTCAACCTTGGAAGGGTCATATGCTACCGTTGAACACCAATACCGCAAAATTAGAGCGCCACAGGGTAATCGAAACCCCATCTGAGCCTTGGCAAGGCCCTATAATACCATTTATACCAATGGCGCTAATATATTTTATATATCATTATTTCCATCGAGTTTTTCTTTGAGACTTCCAATTTCTTTCTCTAACTCGATTTGGTTTACATTTAAGATGTTTATGTTTTCTACAATGATTAAACATTGGACAAATTAAACACCTGTCATTATAAGGATCATCATCTACAATAGTAAGTATCTTATACTCTCTTCTATTCGTAGTTTTCTCGATTATTTGAGATTTCTTAAGAAAATGAATTCTTTTCATGACCACTGCTTACGATTTTTTGCAGTGTCTTTCCAAGAACGTCTTTTCTTAAACCAACTGTTGCATCCTCTATGTGGAGCGCAACGAGGGCAACTTATAAGTTTCAATAGCTCAAATCGAGTATGTTTATACACTCTTCGATTAAGGGTGTTACGATAATTTTCTTTCATAATGGTCTTTATTTTAGGTTACGTAACCTAAAGACCATCAAGTATTTTAGTATGTTTCATTTTTATATTATTAACCTAAATTAATTTTGTAATTCATCTTCAGTAGGATCGTATTGTTCATCATCGGTACCCCATACTGTATTATTTATTTCTTTTGTTAGATTCTGTTTTTCACTTCGTTTTAAAGAACGATAAGAGCGCTTAATTCCTTCAACAAATCTTTTACGAGATTTCGTATCATCGAAATCTGATTTCATACCCTCTCGTTTTTCGCGTTTAAGATCTTTTCTTTTCTGTTTATAGTTCTTTGCTTTCATCCAAATCATCTTTGCTTATTTCTTCCGATAATTCCCATGCGTGTCTCAGATAATGTATATATGTTTTATGTATTTTAGATTTACGATATCCAGTAAGATATAAAAGCATCATAAAATTATTAATAATCTTTAGAAGTTTCATTTTATTCTATATTATTATTTTCACCATATAATTCTCTGACTTTATTAAGCCATTCTTGAGTTTTAACTTTAACCATAAAAACTTTATTTTCTTTTGTTCCCTTAAATACTACTCCTTCTTTTAATTTATATTCATTAGATATCACGTTATTAATTATTTTTCTATCTAAAAATCCCTGATAAATAACTCTTGGAATATCTAAATGTTCAAAGGTATCAATAAAATCTCCCGGTTTAAGAAAATCTTTTTTGTACAAGAACATATCAAAAATAATCAAATCAAGTTCTTCATTCCAATTATGCTGTCCGGCAAAAGAATTTTTTCCAAAAAACTCTCCATATACAGTTATAATATCTATTCCTTTAAATATTTTATTTTCACGAAATATTTTATTTAAATGTTCTGAATATTTTTCTTCGAAAATATCAATTGCTTTACAAAAAGGATTTGAAGCATGTTTAATCATTTCTGTACGAGTTCCGAATTTTTTAAATCCATTTGTAAAATGACTTTTTTTCGAAAGTTTTTGATTCCATTCAGCACGAAAATTAGATCCATCAATTTTATCGAATCCATATACATACTGACCTATATAATCATTTATATTTTTTTCTATAGAATGATAAGATTTCACGTTATTTTTCTTTCTGCTCTACTTAAAATTTTTTGATAACGTTCAATACGTTTAGTCTTAAAATCTACGTCTATTTGGATTTTTTGTATTTTTTCTTTTAACCATTTAACCGGAGGAGATAAAACTTCTTTATATCCACAAGAATAATGAGTATTTAATCCTCCGCTACGCGTTTTTGCCCAGTGTGCGCAATATTCTTTTATATGTTCATCTGTTTCGTATTCTTCATCACTGAATTCAAAAAAATCTTCAGAATAAATTTGAGCTGAACCGCTTTTCTTCCAAAATCTAAACCATGCCATAATAATAAATTTTATTTTAATAATTTCATTAAAAGAGTGTCTTTTTCTTGTTTTCCTACGAGTGTACTAACATTATCAACGTTTGTAAAAAATGTATCACCTTGATTGAATCTCATGAGTTCATTCCAATTAATGCTTTCTAACCATTTTTCAAAATACTTATTATATTTATATTCTTCAACAATTTCAATAGTTATCCAATTTTTAAAAGCTTTAAATGTTTCAGGCATAATTCCTACAAAATCGGTTAATTCTCCAAATTTTGTATCAACTTCATATTCAGCTAATAAATTGTCTTTTTCATCAAAAAGAGATATTATATCAATAAATTTATTTAACAGAATTATTTCTTCATTCTCTCCTATTTTATAGTTTCTGCTTCCTGTAGTATAATCAGCATATTTTAATTTTATTCCTTTCCATCTAAGATATTCATCAATTCTAGAATAATATCCATAACATCCTATTCCTGCAAATAAATTAGAATTACATTTTGAATTTTTATCATATGTAGATGCATCTACGAATACGAATATAGAATTTTGTAATGAATGACGAATAGCAGTAATATTTAAACCAGCTATGTGAAGATTTCCGTTGTTTATTTGTGCTATTACAGGTTTAACAAATCCGGTTCCATCATTCCACATTTTAGTAGAATCAATATATGCCCAATTTTTATATATCGTTAAAGATGCAATTTTATTTTTAATAACTCCATTACAAGATTTTCCTTTTTTGTCTATTGCTAATAAATCCCAATTTGAAAGTGCCATATTTTTATGTGGTTAATTAATAATTATACAAATATAACAAAAATATCTATCAAGAAAAAATATTTATATATTTATTTTATTATAAATATTTAGTGACCCGAGAGAGGCTCGAACTCTCAACTTACAGCTTAGAAGGCTGTTACTCTATCCAATTGAGTTACCGGGCCAAATTTGAACCTCGTATGGGATTCGAACCCATCTTTACAGCTCCTTCTACGAATTCCAGTTTAGAAGACTGGTACGGCTACCGAGGCATATGTTAGTATCACGAATGATACTTTTTGTATCATAAAGAATTCATTAAGCTGCTCAAGCAGTTTAATGTATCATATATGATACAATTTTGTACCCCCGAGAGGATTCGAACCCCCATCTCAAGATCCGTAGTCTTGTGTTCTATCCATTGAACTACAAGGGCATTTTGGGTGGAAGGCGAGAGTCGAACTCGTATGCTCATTAGAGCCTTGATTCACAGTCAAGTCGGGTGCCTTTACCGGTTACAACCACCATATTCTATTGTGTTTTCAAAAAACGTATTTTAATCTCTTTTCCTTCTTCAGTTTTAGATTTAATGTATATAAAAGCTTCTTCTTTTTCAATACTTTCATATACTGCACTATTTTCCATGTTAATAACTATTTCACCGTTCAATTCTACAGCCGCTTTAACTTTTTCAGACAATTTTAGTTCCATTATTTTTTTCTGTTTTCTTTTAAGAATTTTTTTAATTTTTTCTCATTTTTTAATAACTTATTTGCTTTTAACGTTATTTTATGAATAGCTTTCTTATTAGTTAATATTTCTAAAAGACCTTTCAAAAATAAAATTTCTCCATCTTTTGATAATTTTTTCATAACTTTATTTATCTTCATTTTTTACTTGTTCTTGAGCTTTCTTAATATTTTCTTGTTCAAGAAGATAATCAGCAATAATTTTTTGATTTTTCTTAAATCTTCTAAGCGCTCTATCAAATTTTCTTTTCGAAATCATGGTATATTTATATTTATACAAATATAATCAAAATACTTGACAAATAAAAATGTTTTGCTATAAATTGTACCGACGACAGGATTCGAACCTGTGAGGCTAAAAGCCAAGGGATATGAGCCCTCTCCGATTGACCACTCTGACACATCGGTATAAAAGGCACATTCTAAGCGCCCTGTTCTTATGAGAAGGGGAATGTGCATGTTAGAAGCGGGGGTAGGATTCGAACCGTTTTTTACGACCTTTGGGTTATGAGCCCAACGAGCTACCAACTGCTCTACCCCGCATATGTAGAAGGTGAGGAAGTCGAATCCCCGATCTCTTGTATGTAACACAAGTGCTTTAAAACCAACTAAGCGAACCTTCCATTGGTAGCGACTGATGGACTTGAACCACCAACCCTCCCCTTCAACGGGGACACTCTTTCTCTGAGCTAAGTCGCAGAACATTAAGTCTTATTACGTAATTATTTCTTAATGTAAGTACACCTTCCGATGTAAATGTGGGTCTACTCGGACTCGAACCGAGATTACACTTCACGTCTCCACTTTGTAAGAGTGGGATGTTGATCCAATTACACTATAGACCCTGTTGTTTTAATTCTTTTAAATTATAAATTATTTTGTAGGTTAAATTATTCTTCTCGTAAATTTTTAATTTATCTAACCAATATTGATAATCATTTCCTAACCATTCTTTTTTCTTCTCTCTATTTATCCCGTCTAATTCAATCCATAAATCCTTTTCAATTATATAAATGTCACTTACTTTGGAACTATTAGGAATATGTTTGTGAGCAATAAACTTTATATTATTTTGTTCAAGCCATTCAAAACATTGTTTTTCTAAATTAGATTGAAACTTTATTCCATTTTTTGTTATGCCATGATTTCCAAATCCACCCTTACGTCCAATATCTCTTAGACGTTTTCTTTTTTCTACATCTTTATATGTGTTTTTTAACGCAGTACTTAAATTAAGAATATATTCGGGATCTTTCATTTTTAATTTTCTTGCACATGAAACAGAACAGCATTTTTGATGTCTTTTATTCCAACGAATTGTAAACGTTTTTCCACATTCAACACAAGTTTTTTCAATATCTTTGTGGGCATTTCCTTGAATTTTTTTACTTACCTTTTCGTTTATTTCTTTTCTTTTAGCTTTTGTACTAAAACCTCGAGAACATTTTTTAGAGCAAAATCTGCCTGACGCATAATTTCCGTCGTGATCTTTTCCGCAATTTTCACATTTTTTCATGGTTGTTTTATTTTATATATTCATGAAAAAATTTGAACTTATGACTTTTAGAGTGCTACTGAACCAGCTGAGCTAAAGGAGCATAAGAGTAAAGTAAGTGAGCAAACCCATGTGGATACTCAGAGATTACCACGGCCGTATAAGCTCTTTAGACACTAAAGGGACCTTACTCTAATAGTGGAAACGAAGGGAATCGAACCCTCCACGTGGACATTGCAAATGTCTACCGCCATAGCCTTGGTACATGCGTCCCCATTTTAAATTTTCTACGCATTGATTGCAGGGTTCATCTATGAAAATTCTAAACAGTAAGACCTAGTGATGGAGAAAGGATTCGAACCTCTCCGAACTGCGCGCATTGTTCACCAATTTCCATCATAAACTGAGAAAATTACCTTGAGTATTTTTAGCGTGCTGCCATTACACTAATCCCCTATGTAACTTGGAAGGGGACTGAGGATTCGAACCTCAACTACTCGCATGGAAGGCGAAGTAACTCGCTGGTTTACTACAGTTTGTCGGCAGAGTGGGAGTCGAACCCACATTTGCAACCAGTTACCTTGGTCGTGTGTATCAGACACGCTGGATATCTGCCGGTATATTGTTAGATTGAGATTCGAACTCTTATTTCTCCCCTTTTAAGCTGCAGCGCCGGAGTGTTCTACCGTTGAACTATCTAACAATTTTTATTTTTTAATGCTTCATGTAATGCTATTTTCTTTCTTGTTATGATTGATTTAGGCAAATATTTTAAAGCCAATTCTCTTTCCATTTTTTTATCAATTCTTTCTCTAAAGGACATTTTTCTCATAAAATCAATCAATTCTTCAGAAAATAAAGGACTATAAAATTTAACATTTAAAATCTTTCCAATATATAACAATGGATCAATTTGTTTTGAATTTATAGTTTCAATATAATATTCCCATACAGCATTATAATCTTTTTCTTGTGATTTTTCTTTATATAAAAAATCTCTAAACCCCATATCAGCCATTTCTTGTAAATGCTCTTTTGGTCTTGGATGTATTTCATTAAAAGATTTAATTATTCCATTTTCTTTATGTCCTAAAGGATATTTATGAAGCCAATATCCACCAAAACATTCATCTCCACCATCACCAGTAATTATTATATCACTAAATTTTTTTGCATAACTACTTAAAATAAACCAGTTAATATTTCCTTCGTGATTATATTTTTTAATTTTATTATATTTATTAAGAAATTTATTAAATTCTGTATCAGAAATAATAATTTCATTATGCTTTGTTTTAAATAATTTTGCAATTTCCTGGGCAGAAATTGTATCTTGATTTTCTATTCTTGCTAAGCAAAATGTTGAAATTGGTATTTCAGGATAGATTTTTCTAAGAAGTGCTAATACAAGTGAACTATCTAGCCCACCAGAAAGAAAAAAAGAGAGTGGAACTTTTGGAATTTTTTTTATATTTTGAATAATTATGTCTTCTAATTTTTGAATTATCATTTTATAAAAATATTAATCGTCATGTTTTATTTTTTTCTCTGGTTTCATAATTACTGCACATTCTTCTTTTCCAAGTTTTTGAATTTCAATAGGATATTTATTATTTAAATGATCTAAAACAAAATCCGGAGCTTTTTTAAGATCTTTAATATCAAGAACATGATATAATATCTTTTTATCTTCAACATGTTTAGTTTTAAATGACTTTCCCTTTTCATCTTTTTCTAAAAACATAGGACAATGATGAAGAAATTCCATATCATCAATATCATCAGGTTTGTGCATATGATGAATCATATAAATCCAATCTTCTTCTGCCTCAGGTATTTTATGCTTATGACCAGTTTCTAATAAATAGTTTTTTAGAGATTCACTTACCATTTTTTTCATAATTTCTTTGTTTTATATATTCACATAAAAAGTGAATTAATTTTTAGTGTTCTACCGTTGAATTATCTAACAAATTTTTATTTAAAGTGATTCTCTTAATTTTCTACATGTCTCAGAATTACATCTATCATTAAATTTATTACACCATCCAATTGTATTAAATGTTATTGGCTTTTTTGAAAAACAAGCTGGATAAACTGTTTCACTTTTTTCTAATTTTTTTTCAGTCCGTGTATCATTGATACAACATTCTTTAAATTGTTCTCTAAATAATTTCATTTTGGATAAATTTTTGTTAAATTTGCGTTCCCGGTAGGATTCGAACCTACGATGGTATTTCTACGTCTGCTTAACGGGCAGTGCCTTTCGACCAACTAAGGCAACGGAAACAATTTGCGGGGATTGAGGGATTCGAACCCACGACCAATAGATTAGTGAATGAAGAGAGTTCTGAACTCTTTAACTTCATAAGACTTCATTCAGATTTTTTTAATAGAATCACCTATTATACAGTCTACTGCTCTGGCCAACTGAGCTAAATCCCCAGAATCTAAGAAACTTGAGAAAAGATATTGTTATGCCCAAAAGTGTACACGAAGTAACTTTTCTACTTACTACAGATTTGGCGGAATACGTGGGGTTCGAACCCCTACGTCTCATAGACAGTGAGATATGTTACCATTACACTACGTACTCCATTTCATTTTTTCTTATTTCTTCATCAAACCATACTTCTAATTTATAGCCTTTATTTCTTGTTGCTTGCCACTTTAACTCATCATCATTCTTTTTATATCCCTTTGTTTCAATATAATAGAATTCTCCCGCATTTTCAAAAACCTTAAAATCTAAAAGATAAGAATGTTCTTTTTTATCTAATCCAATATATTGTATTCTGTCATTTGTGTATTCCCAATCTTTAATTTTTTGTTCTTCTTTCCATTTATCAAGTATAAAACATGTTCTTAATTCATATGTTCCTTGAACTTTTATATTTTTATAATTAAACCACTTTGTAGTACCGCCTGCTACATAATTATGTCCATTTGCATATGATTTTTTATTAATAATTGAATATTTTTCAGGATTTTTTTTAACATTTTCCAGATATTTTTTATTTGCCATTTTACTATTATTTCTTCTGGCGCATAATACTGAACAAAATTGTTGTTTTATATTTGTTGTATTGAATTCTTCATTACACAGCAAACATTTTTTTATATAAATTCTATATTCTTTTGGTTGATAATTCATCTGATTTTTTATAAAACCAGGCGCTTTACCAATTTTTATTAAATTTTTTATACTATCACTTGTTTTTTTCTTTGATTCTTCTGTTCTTATATGAGAATTTGCACAACTTCTTGAACAATAATATTTTTCCTTTTTAGGTTCATCTGTATCATATTCAGAAATCTGTATTTCTTTATTACATTTGAAACATTTAACTGTAAAGATTTTCCATCTATTTTTAATAGTTTGTTTTTGTTTTTCTAATTGTTCTTTAGTTCTTTTTTTACCTTTTTGTTGATGTTTGTTTTGACAACTAACATTACAATATTTATTTTTAACAGGTTTTCCGCAGGTTAAGCATTTATTCATAGTCTTTTATTTTATATATTCACGATATATAGATGAATTGATCCTATAAGTGTTAAATTTTTGTTAATGTTTTTATATCGTTCCTCTGATGGGACTCGAACCCACATACAAACCTCATTAAGAGTGAGGACCGGCGCCTTTACGGATACAGAGGATTTTTGTCGGCCTTATACTAAGCGCTGTTAAGCTACCTAGCGATTCCCAGGTAAGGCCGAACTAAAAAACCTTGGTGGATCGTGGGGGCTTCGAACCCCCGATCTGTGCGTGCAAGGCACAAGTGTTAGCCAGCTATACCAACGACCCTAATTTTCTATAGGCATTTACTACCGTCTCTAAATGTAGTATCTTTCCATTTATAGAGTCTCCTATAGAATAATTTGCAGGCCGTGGAAGATTCGAACTCCCATAGAATACTCTAACCTTGGTTTTGGAGACCAGTGCCTTACCATTGAGGCTAACGACCTAAAGAGGCGAGCTGTATTTAGAGTCCCGGAGCCCACTGTGGACTTATTGGAGCATTAGCCGGACTTTAACCGGTATCTTCTAAATCCTTATCTAGCTCGGGACTTAGCTGTTTTTGCTGTTAAACTATTATCTGCATATGCGGTCCCAGTGGAATTCGAATCCACCTGTCAGATTTCTCTGTTCCGGGGTGACAACCCGGCGGCCACACCAAGCAGCCCCTGAGACCATTAAAGTAGAGAAAAAGCGGAAGAGATAACAGGCGGATTTGAACCGCATCTATTGTTTAGAAGACAATCTCTGAACCATTCAGAACGAAGTAACTCTATCCATTACTACTACTTAGTGATTCTGATCGGATTCGAACCGATAACCACCGCCTTAGGAGTGCGGTACTCATCCAATTGAGATACAGAATCGAGAGCGCAGGTAATGAGAATCGAACTCACATTGCCAGTTTGGAAGACTGGAACACTAGCCATTGTGCTATACCTGCAATTGCCCTTCCTATCAATTCCGCGTATAGGGCGAACCGTGCATGTGACCCCACTCAGAGTCGAACTGAGACAACCATCTTAAAAGGATGGGATTCTAACCATTGAAATTATAGGGTCTGTTATCAACATGTCAAAGATCGTTTGTCTTAAAGTAGGATGCTGGCTATTCTATAAAATCTTTTTGTGCATTTTACATTTATCTCCATGCCAGTGATAATAATTTCCTAAATTAAAAATTTTATGACAGTATTCACATTCTATATTAATACTGTTAATTTTTGGGGGTTTTCCTTTTTTTATTTTACTTAAAATTTTCGCTTGTTTTTTTATTCTATTATCATTTTCTTTATTTAAACCTTTGTTCCAAGGAATTTTACCACTCATTTTTTCTCTCGTTTCTTTAGATACTGAAGTTGTTTTAATTAATTCTATGGCTAGCGCATAATCTCTTGAAGATTTAATATATTTTCCATTTTTACTATATGTCATTCTATGAAAAGAATATGCAATTTTTCTATTTCCTTTATATATGTACGTAAGTAATTTATGACAAACATAATGTTCCTTTGTAGTTAATAAAACTTTATTTTCTTTTTCGTTACTTCCTTTTAAACATTTTGGAATTATATGATGATTTTCGTAATAAACATAATTATTATCTTTTTTATTTCTTATTTTTTTTCTATTTTCAGATTTTGCTTTCTGAATTATTGATTCATAGTTTTTTTGATGATTCATTTTTATTATTATATGCATTAAATGATGCATTGTTTTAAATTTTTACTACTTTAAAGAACTTAAAAAATATCATTAAAAAAGCAGGAACTTTTTGAGGAGTGCCCGCTTTTTTAGATATTGTGTGTGTTTTATCTAATTTACCAATCAATTATATCATGGTACGCGGGCGTAAGTTTTCCTCTAATGCCTTTATCATTGGCATTCCAATTATCCACTTTCATATGTCGCGCTAAGCGTATCATTTTTTGTGTTGTTAAGTTGTTTATTTAATTCTTTTATTATATATCAAGTAAAAAGTTTTCGATTTGTTAACTTATTGTTATAATTATTTTAATTTCTTAAAAACCCATTCTATTAATTTATCCGCAGGAATATTTTTTTCTTGTGCTTCTAAGGCAAGAGCTTCACCTTTATCCCAGGCTTCTATAACACATTCTTTAATAGTTTTATTGCATTTAATGCAGATATCATTTTTAAATTTATGCTTACAATTTTTCATTTGTTAGTTATTGTAAAATTTACTTTGTTACGTTTATTATGTCTGATCATTAAAAATAAAAATAAAAATTGAATTACGTTAAACCCTGCAGGATAAAGTAGATTTATATTGAAAAAGAAACTTATAGTCCATAGTGTAAGTGCAATAAGTCCTGCTCCAGTAGAAGTAATAAACAAAAAGTTAAGTTTTTTCATAATATTTATTTTTGTTCTTTTCTTTTTAAATCTTCTAATTTTTGAGCTATTTCTTTACAATCATCGTTTACAACATTCCACCAAAGTTCTCCTCCCATTTGATTTCTTATTGAATAAGCTTCTTGTAATTTCTTTTCTCCTTCTTCTACAGTGTCAAATTCTAAAAATTTATTAAGAGCATTCATATTGTTGTGTTGTTAAATTGTTTATTTTTATTAAAATTATTCCGTGAGTTGTCGCCAGCACTACCTGGTGTCATCAGCCCCTTTTTCGCCGGAATAATAAATTTTATTTAAAGTTTTTTCTTTGTTAGTATCTCTATTTCTGTTGTTATTCGTTTTTTATCTACTTCAGATAATGGGATCATATTTTTAGTTGTTTTTCCGTTTATTTTTTCAGGTTTCGTGCCTCTTTTTAATTGTTCTTCTAATAAAGAATAAGCACTTCTTATTCTATTTCTTTTGCCTAATCTACGTTTCATGTATAAAGATATTTTAAATTTATAAAATTTCTATTGCTTCCCATTCTTTTTTCCAAGGTAACCAATAATGTTGGTAATTCCATCCATCATCAAATGTTGTATGTCTTGTAAAAATAAGAGTTTCTTTTATTTTAATTGTTTTAAGCCATCTGAATTTTTTTCCAACCCACCATGGTCTATAAGCAAATATTTTTCTTACTCTTGAATAATCGGTGATTTTTTCTTCCCAAAATCCTCTTTCAGTTTCACCGGATTTTTCTTTTATAACATTATATTCTATACCTTCAAATTTAACGGTTTTCATTTTGATTTTAAATTAAGACAAATATAACAATAATTTCTGAAATAAAAAAATTTTTGAAGGATTATTTTTATAAAAGTTGTTTAAATTTTTAATAATCCATACCATAACTAGGAAGTTCACTTGGAGAAATTGTTTCTGATTCTAATATATCAATCAAACAATCAAACTGTCTTTCTCCGTTTTCTCCAGAAGCATATGCATCTGCTTTATATTCATTTTCATGTTTATAGCAGTATTCCAATGCTTCTTCTTTAGTCATGAGTTCAAAATTAATGGTTTCCATATTTTATAAGTTTAAACAAATATAACAATAATTTCTGAAATAAAAAAATATTTTTATACTTTTTTCAATTTATTTTTTATCTAATTTTAAATTGAGAGTTCAACATTTCAATCATCTCATAATATTCATCTTCAGTTAAATCATCGTTAAAAAAATATAATGGATTCTGATATTTTCCATATAAATTTATTTGATAATGAAGATGCGGGCCGGTTGAATATCCTGTCGATCCGGTTAATCCTATTAAATCTCCTCTTTTAACTTTGCTTTCTTTTTTAATGTTTATACTACTAAGATGGCCATAGATTGTTTCATATCCGTATCCATGTTCAATTATAATGAAATTTCCCAAACCTCTATCCCATCCTGTAATTTTAATCTTACCTGCTCCAGTTGCATATACTTCAGTTCCATATGGAGCGCTAAAATCTTGTCCATGATGCCATGCGGGAGTTCCTAAAATTGGGTGTTTTTCTCTAAACTTTATTCCATCACCCCTTTTTATTATAATATTTACGGGGCTTATAAGAGGAAGATATTCTAGTTCTCGAATCCATTCTTTTGTTTGTTCTTGTATAGATCTAAAAGATTCTGATTGTATTAAAACTTTATTTTTTATTAAATGTAATTGTTCTAATGAATTTATCATTAACTTAGAATTATCATAATATTCTAATTCTTCATATTTCTTGGTTCCACCATAACCCAAATTTAAAAATGAATTAGGAATAGTGTCCATAGTTAAAACTGTTCTGTAAAATTTATCTGAGGATTGATAATATTCTAGAATATATAATGAATTATTAAATTTTTTATTTAGTACTAAATAATTGTATTTTAATTTATTAATATTATCTATTAAAGTTTTTTCTTTTATAGAACCCTTCGTTTTTATATAAATTAAATTATAGGAGTAACTTACAACAATAGATACAAGAAAAATTAAAAGATAACGAGAAAATCTTTGTTTTCTCGTTATCTTTATACGTTTATATAAAAGATCTGTATCTAAAAAATATTTATGACCAAACATTCATAACTAATAATTTTAATTTAACGAAACTATCAATTCTAGATCAGTTTTATTAGTTTCATATTTTTTAAATAGGCGATGTTGCTTTTTTATTTCATACATAAAAGCTTTTTGCTGTAGATGAATAAATTCTTCTATCGTTGTTATATTTTGATTATAACAATAATATACTAGACGTGATCCATCAAAAGATGCGGCAAAAGTATTATAATAATCTTTAGTATTCATTTATTATATATTATATTTTTAAAATGAATAGTCGTAATATTCTCTTTTTACACCAAAGATAATATTTACTGTATGCCATTCAATAATTTCCTTTGTAATATCCGGAATAATTGAGCTAATAAAGGCTCCGTTATCATTATATTCTCCTCCTGCTTCTTTATATGCGTTATGAAGTTTTTTACCAAAATCTTCGTATCCGTATTTTTTATATGCTTCATCTGTAAAAATTACTCTTTTTACTGGATTTTTCCAGCTATTCCACTTGTAATAAAGTTCAATAACTTCATCAGTGAGTTCTTTATATTCATATTGCTGCGAATCTGTCATTCCTAACTTATCAAGTCTGGCAGGAGCATATCTCTGAATAATTACTTTTTTCTTTTTCTCATCAACTTCAATTACTTCATATGCATGACGATCTGACCACATTAAAATGGTAGCGCCTTCACCAACTTTAGGTACAGATTCATTATGACTCATAAGATAATTGAAGAGTGAACCTGTTTGTGAAAGTTTAAAACTCCTATTTTTCATGATATTATTAATTTTCGAATTTAGCTTTTAATCTGAGATATTCAAGTTTTTCTCTTTCATTTATTTGATTTTCTGTAACTTCTTCTTCCTTCATGCGTTTGAAATATTCTTCATCAGTTTCTGGTCTTGGACGAATTACTACAACACATGGAACGAAATAAGTTTTAGGATTATTTTCATCATAATCCATATTCATGAAGCCAGATTCTTCATCTTTTCTATAAATAAGATCATTTAATGTATCATCTGGGAGAATTCCCTCTGTTTCAATAAGTTCTTTCCATGTACAAAAAATTGATGGTTTGTAATCTAATCCATTTTTTATAGGAAATGTAAGTTTTTCATCTATAATTTTTCGTGCTTTCATGATATTATTGTTTGATTATAGTATAAATATAACAATAAATTCTGAATTAAGAAAATATTTTATGGATTATTTTCATCTTTAACATATGCATTTTTAACTCGTGGGTTCTTTTTTAATGAATTTATAAATTTCCATGGATTAGTTATGCCATAAATTTCTTTTCGATAATTATTATCAAAGATTATTACGACACAATAAGTTAATTCTTTAAGAGGAACAAATCCATCGAAAAATGATTTTGATTTTAATGAAAATCCTTCTTTTATAAATTCTTTAGATTTCATTTTTATTTAGTTATTTTCTTTATAAATATCAAAATATTTATCCCAAAGTTTTATAGGTGCTGAAAGTAAAGTAAATATCCAGCCTTCTTCAAGAAAACTATTATCTCCTATTCTATTTTGTATTCTTAATGCATATCTAATATCCCCAATTATAATTAGTTTAAGAGATATAATATCTGCATCATAGTTACTGCTGACTATTATTGAATTATTTAATCTTGAAGTTATAATATGAGTTTGATATGTTCCGCCAGAGTCAAAGAATCTTGAATCTTCTAAAGATATATCTCTTTTAGTTTTACTTATTAAAATATCTCCCTTTTTCACTCTTCTCCATTTTGAACCTATACCCATATCAACTATAGGATCTGAATCTTCAGAAAACTTTTCACTTATATTTTCTCTTACAATTTTCATATATAGTATATATTTAAATGTCAAAGAGACCAGACGCTATGCGACCAGTCTCTTTGATGTTATGCCGAGAAATAACAGAAAGTGCGTTTTTATGAGTTTTCTCTCATTGTTTTCGCTCAGTCTTCGGGGACCTGAGTTTTAAGAAAACTTTAGTAAAAGAACTCTTTCGAATTCAATAACCATCTCATATAGTTATCAGTGTGTTATGTTTCCATAACAGTGTTTTTGCGAAGTATCACTTTCTTTACTACGGGATGTTAAAAATACAACTGAGAAAAATCATTTTTGCGTATGTTTAGGAGTTTCTATTCTCCGGAGATTTAAGGCTGTCTTCCACTATGCCTTGTAGGTATATGCTTATTTCTTTTGTTCGTCATATCAGGCGTCCTACACTCAGTTTTATTGGCCGAAGCCGCAAACCCTTGCCGTTTTTGCTTATCTATAGTTATCATTGTTTTTAGATCATCCGATCCTGGCCCTTACGGGATTCGAAGTACCGCAAAAAATCGCTACAGTTTTAAAATTCAAAGAACTATTTATATATTATATATTGTTTAAAAAACTATTAGTTTTTTAACTTAGTGCATTTAACTTATCTTTAATTTATTTTTTGAAATGAACAATAGTTACGTCTTCGTCTTTAAGTTCTTCTTCGATGATTTTGCTTATTCTATTCCAATCTCCACCGCCTAATCCTGCGCCAATGAGTGGTAATCCTATGCGCATTCCGGAATATTTTTTCTTTATTCTTTGCATACACCCACGAACTGCCGAATAATCAATATCAGGTACATCAGAACCATATTTATATTGAGTATATAAATTTAAAACAATTAATTCTCCATAATCAACATAAGAAAAATCTCCAAGTTTATTTTTATCTCCTTTTCGCGTGCAGTTATCTACCATGACAATTTCAGGATATGCATTTTTCATTGATAGAGCTATTCCTTTACCCATTGTACAAAAACAATTACATCCATGTCCAATTACATCGAAAACGCCTTTGTTGGCTAATTTAATTAAATCACCTTCAATTTCTTTCATAGTTTAAGTATTTTTTTACAAAGTTCAATTTCGTTTGGGTCACCTGTGTGCTTTCCCTTGCTGTCAGAGAGTTTAATAATAGGATTCCATACATCATTAATTAAAACATCTGAGAGTTTAATCACGATATTCAAGGGTGTAACTCCTACATCATTGGTAAGGTGAGTTCCTATTCCGAATGATGACTTTATTTTGCCAGCACAATATTCTTTTATGTTCCATGCTTTAAATATATCAAGAGAATCTGAGAACACAATTGTTTTAGACATTGGGTCAATTCCAAGTTTTTTATAGTGAGCAACTATTTTATCTGTAAATTCATAAGGATTTCCACTATCCTGACGAACTCCATCAAAAAGCTTTGCAAGTTTCATGTCAAATGTACGAAGAAAAACATCAGTTGTAAATGTATCTGAAAGTGCAATACCAAGATCACCTCTATAAACATCTGCCCAGTTTTCAAGTGCAAGATAATTAGCCATTTTATATCCATAGAGAGCAGCATGAGCCATTATCCATTCATGAGCCATTGTTCCTATTGCTTTTAATCCGTATTTATGAGCTAAATGAACATTTGAAGTTCCTACAAAACAATGATTGCCGTTTTGTTTGAAGACATTAACTAATGTATCTTGAACATTATATGAGAATCTTCGTCTTGTTCCAAAATCAGAAAAATAAGCATTATGATTCATCATTTCATTGAGCTTAAGCAAATCTCTTTCGATATTTATTTTAGGGGTTTGACACGTTTCTTCGTAATAAAGTTCTGAAATTAATGCAAGAAGCGGCGCTTCCCAGAGAATTACATGATACCAATATCCTTCAATTTCGATTTTAAGATGATTTTCTTCATCCATAGAAACTTTTATTTCATTTGGGTTAAAATTATAACCTTTAAGAAAATCAATATAAGATTGTGGAAAATATTTTATTGATTGTAAAAACTTTTCTTCTTGATCATATAAGGTTAACCATTTCATGTTATTTATTCCAGCTTGAATTTTATAATGAAAATTATCTGGATATGTCAAGTTATTTCTGTCAATAAAAGTATATTTAACTTTTACATTAGGAAATTTATTCAAAACGGCAAGCTGCATTGAAAACTTATACAAATCATCATCTAATAAACTTTTAATTATAGATCCCATATTTATATTTTTTGTGCTAAAAAATAAGTTATATCATGAATTTTTTTCATATTAATAATTTTAAATCCATGCGCATTAAAGGGTGATTCTATATCTATTTTAGATAAAGCATGTGGTGTTTTTGAGTTTAAAATAAACAAAAGTGTTTCTATAAATTTAAAAAATTTATGTCTATTTATTAATTTCTTAGAATCTTTGTTATTAATAAAACATCCGAAGAAATAAGTTCCCGTTTTCGTTATATTTGTTAATGCATACACATAGTTATTTACATTTTCTATATAATTAAATTTGCGAAAATCTACAATTACTTTAAATTTTTGAAGTTCATTTAATTCATAATAAAAGTGATCATACTCAGGAATAACTAACATATTTTCATCACTTATTTCTTTAACTGATTTAATTTTATGGATGTAATTAAACATATTATTAGTTAGTGGTTGATGGCGTGATCTGCTGATAGATTTAATAATAGATTTCATAATTTAATAATTTTTATTTCTTCTTTTGTAAATTCCATATTTTAAATTTTAATTACCAAAGAAAATAAGATAATAATTAATAAAACAGTTAAACACATTCCTTGCCAAACTGCGGCTAATATTTTTGTTATTGTAATATTAGTACCGCATTTTAATGATAATGAATATACTCCAATAATAGGTAACCAAATCATAAAATCATATTTTTAATATTAAAAAATTAAACTTCCTTCATCGTCCCAATGGCAATAAAGTTTTCCGTTTTCTCTAAGAATGATATATCTTTGAGTGTCTGTGTTTGTAACTGCCATGCAATCATCAACCACAACAGTTGATAGACCGTATAATGAATAGACCTTTGCGCCAAAAAGCAAAGTATACATATGACGACCATTCTTAATGATAAAATCTTTTATGTCATTAAGAGTTTTTTGGGAGCACATGTTATCTCGAATCCAATCATTTTGAGTATACTCAAACTCGTTGTTATAGTACATTTTTTTGAACGAAATCTGATCAGCGCCAAGAGTTTTAGCGTGTTCAAATATACGTTTAGGATCAATGCCATCAAAAGTATTTAACATATTTAAACTTAAGCGAACGTTGAAACCAAGATCTTTAAGATAATGAATTGCGTCAGATAG